CTAACGCAGCACCTTTTGCAATTGCAGCTACTTTTCCTCCACCAGGAATCATTGATGCTGCTGACATCCACTTTGCTGCTCTTAATGAAGCAAGAGCACTAGCCATTGCAGGAATAAACCAAGCAATTGATGCTGCTAATCCACCAACTAAGCTTCCAAAACCAGTTCCAAATAATAATACTGCTGCAGTTAAAGCAGGCCACCAATCACCGAGAAACCTTACAAAACTTTTGATCTTGTCCTGATTTGCTGGATTGCCCACCCAATCCAAGAAATTCATCAATAATTTACCAAGAAATAAAGTTGATATAAACTTCCATATTTTATCCCACAAGGACATGACAGGTTTCAAAACTGGGGCTGCCATTTTTTCAACCAGTGAAGGTTTTTTTTCTAAACCTTTTTCCTGTTTTTCTCTATCTTCCTTTTCACGTTGAAGTCTAGCCTTCTCAGCAGCACCTTTATCTCTATCTTGCTGCTCAATTAAACTATTTCTAATAGAATCAGTAGTAGAAGCAATGGACTGAAGAGATTCCAATAAAGGACTTCCCATTTGATCCGATTCTTTATCTACATCTACATTCTTTTTACGAAGTTGAACAATGTTCTTCAATAAAGTAATCTTCTTTTCGTTTGCAGTAACTCTACTCTCTATATTACTAATAGTCTCTTGACTGGTTCCTTTTTTAAATGAATCAGAAGTTATAGTTGACCTCTTAACATTAAGCCCACCAATTTTTTCCTTTTGATCACTCAAAAAGGAAGATGCATTTATTAATTGTTGGCGGGATTTAGCCATACTTAGATTGTTGCTCTTTGCGTTTTTGTTCTTCTTCCTTAAGATGTTGTTGTAGAAGACCCACATAGATGTCTCGTTCCCAAGGCATCATATTTTCAATCTCTGTTAAGCTATATTTATGGTACTGCATCAAGGCAAAATTTACTCGGAAATAAGTTTCCAAGTTCATATATGCCATGCCTACCCGAAAAAAGACGCTAAGCCCTCCAGTACCACTTCACTTTCAACCTTTGTCTTAGGATTTTTAACTTTAATAGTATGTTGTAACTTAGGCATTGTTTCAAAGAATTTTTCAATCTCTTTGAATTGAGATGAATTCATTGACTCAAGAAATTCTTTTACCTCTTTCTTGGTACAATCAGCTGCTGCCCATACTTCTTCTTCATTATAAATTTTATCGATACAAGTACCAATCAAATCAAAAGATTGTTCCATTCTATTACTCTCATCAAAATCAAAATTATTTTTAATAAATTGATCTAATGAAGGATACTTCAACTCCATCATTAAGTTATCATCTAACTTAATTTTACCTTCATGTTCTTCATTTTTCTCTACTTTAATATCATCTAAATCAAGAGTAACTTTAACTTGTGTCTCTTTATCATCGGGACATATAACATTAAGTTCTACTTCTTCTCCCACGGATCTACCACGAATATGAAGAAATAGAAATTCAATATCAAAGGTAGGAAGATGTTCTACTTTGATCCCTTTAGTAAGAACACAACTCTTAAGAACAGCTTTAATTGCTGTAGTAATCTGCTTGGTATCCTCACTCTCCAATGCAAGCACTAAAAGTTTTTCTTCTTTAACAAGGAAAGGTCTGTAATTAACAGACTGACCTGTTGATGGTAACTCCAACTCATAAGTCGGAGTAGCAATTTTTGGTAAAGGCATAATATCCTAATACAATTCAGTGTACTTTATTTATCAACCAAGTCCAGATGGAATTGAACGTAATAGATCATTTGCTCCTAAAGGAAGATCATTTGTTCCCACTAAATTAAATAAATCACCATTAATTTGAGATTGATCGACTATATTGCCTACATTTACTTTAGGAGATTTTACTGGTGGTGGAAAAGCAAACCCTACCTTAGGATTAACCACATACCTAATATAAGTCATTGCAACAGTACATTGCAGTAAATTTGAACCATCATAAGAAAGAGGCATTGATGTAATTGCTCTCGGAAAAGATTTTACAAATTGATATTCCATCATAAAAGGATCAATATTATCCTGATCTATATCTCTTTCAAATTTAATTACTTTCATATTTTCTGCCATATACTTTTCAGGATATCTCATTCTATATGAATAATCTTTACTCAACATCTCCTGCGTATTTCTAGTACCTAAACTTCCACCACTAGCATATTCCATCCACTGTTCAAAAAATCTAATAGGGGTATAATTAGCAGCGTCTACATAAAAAGTAAAATTAGTCTCTTCCTCAAACACTCTCCTATAGGCATGTCTTTCAGTAACACCATGAAAATCACTAGTGATTTCAGTGGTTGCTAAATTAGATCCAGGAAGATCCACTGAAGAACATAATAAATTCAGCCTCTCTTGCTTAGGTTTTAAGTAAGAGTTTAAAGCTGGGGGAGCTGTTATTGAAACTTCAAAATGAGAAGTTGTTGCTGGACGTAATAAATCCTTTTTAATGGATGCTATACTTTTTGCTCTAGGCATTTATAAATACTTTTTGACCTTATATAATATATATGGCTGAAAGTAAGAAAAGTCTTTACAAACCTAGATTTCCTAAGAAATATAAGGGTGATATATCTAATATCATATGTCGTAGTAGTTGGGAGAATAAATTCTGCAGTTGGTGCGATCTCAATGAAAATATTGTAGAGTGGGGAAGTGAAGAATTTTTTATACCCTACCGTGCTCCTGATGGTAAGACCCGTCGTTACTATCCAGACTTTATTATAAAAGTAAAAGAAAATACAGGGACAGTTAAAACTTATGTAATTGAAGTTAAACCCGCAAAACAAACACGACCACCTAAACCAAGAAAAAAAGTGACTCAATCATATATCTACGAATGTAAAACATATGCCACTAACCAAGCCAAATGGAAAGCAGCAGATGAATGGTGTAAAGATAAAAGAGTCGAATTTAAAATCATCACAGAAAAAGAATTAGGTATCCATCATGGTAGATAGTTTTGGGTTTAATGATGCGATAGAACAGCAGACAGAAGACAATAGAATCAGACAATATCTCAGTGATTTAAACAATAAAACCAATGATCCTGAAGAAATGATGCTAGAGATCATGGAAGTTCTTAATCAAACTGTAGAACCTATCCCTGAGGTAGGAAAGTTCTATACCTTTGTCTATAATGCTAAGACTCCTAATGAAACATATGATCAACATCCTTTAATTGCTTGCACAGACCTCCAATCATGGGGATTCCGTGGTATCAATTTTCATTGGCGAAAATATAGGAATTATACATGGGATGAACTAGCAGGACAACTCTATGTGGTTCAATGGAATGAACTTGATGACCTTCTTACTATACCTTATGCTAAATACATACTAAATCCCCCCTAAATAATTAAAAAAATTGTAGAATGACTAGTTGTACAGTTTCAGGAAAAACCTTTAATACAGATAAAGGAGAAAGATTTACAGTACCTGGAGCAAAGGGTAAGGATGAATATTGGTTAAAAATAGATCAAGATACTGGTTGTACTAAAATATATCAAAGTCAATGGGGAATTATTTTAGATAAAGAAGTTGGTACATATAATCCTAAAACAGGTGATGTCACTTTTAATGATAAACCAGGTGGAGCAACTGAGGATCAAAAAGAATTATTCAAAAGAGGAAGTCCTCATCTAATAACCGTTGCCCAGAAAGCAGAACAGACTATAGTTAAAGACTTAGTTCAGCAAAGTGGTAGCACTGATCAAGATGCGATTAATGAAGCAAGAATTAAGGCTTCTGAGTTATTGGGAGATAATAAAGGTCTAGTAAATAAGGATCAGGAACAATTTACAGGAGAAATGCAAAAAGCGGGAGAATCTATACAAGGAACAAGAAAAAAATTTGGTAATTATATATATCCCCTGGGATTAGGAGGAGACAAAGATCAAGATGTAATTAAATTTACCGTTCTTAAATATGAACCAAGAGGATTTAAAAATCCATCCAATAGTTCTATGTTAGCAATGGATGATAGAGGTGCAATGGCTAATAGAGACCCTAGAGGATCTGTGACACTTCCTGCACCTAGTAAAATTGAAGATACTAATGCTGTTGATTGGGGAGAAGATTCTATGAACGCAGTTCAAGCTGCTCTAGCCAATATTGGTTTAGAATTTTTAGGTGGAGGAGATATGGGTAAAGCAGTCGGATCTACAACAGACTCAATGAGAGCAAATAAAGATGAAATTAAAAAAGCACTAGGACCTGCAATTGTTGATATGGCAACGGGAGGAACAGGACAATCATTACTTACCAGATCAACTGGAAATATAATGAATCCTAATATGGAGTTATTATTTAAAAAACCAACGCTTAGACCATTTGGTTTTAATTTTAAACTATCTCCTAGAAGTGCCAAAGAAGCTAGAGCAGTAATACAAATTATTAGATTATTCAAACAAGCAATGGCTCCTATTAGAAGTAAATCACAATTCTTTCTTAAAAGTCCTCATACATTTAGACTTCAGTATTTAAATCGCAATAAAAGCATTCCATTCTTAAATCAATTCAAAGAATGTGCCTTGCAAAATATGACAGTAAATTACACTCCTGATGGTAATTATGCAACATACGAAGATGATAATGGAAATACTAGATCTGTAGTATCCTATAGTATGACACTACAATTTAAAGAGATAGAACCAGTATACAATGATGATTATGACAATCAAGATGATGATTACACTAGTCCATCTAGTATTGGTAATATGAATAACTCAGCAGAAGTACCTGTAAGAATAGGTTATTAAGATGTCAGATTATTTCAAACAAGTTCCAGATTTTGATTATGTTAGTAGATTACCTGATGCTAAAATATCTGATTA